AGATATTGACTTTGATATGAGTCAATTTGGATTATTCCTACAAAATGATACAGTAATGATGACTGTACATATTAATGATAGTGTACAAACATTAGGTAGGAAAATAATGTCAGGGGATGTAATAGAATTTCCACACTTAAAAGATCCACATGCACTTAATGATTATAGTGTAGCACTTAAACGGTTCTATGTAGTAGAAGATGTAAACAGAGCCGCAGAAGGATTTAGTCAAACTTGGTATCCGCACTTATATAGAGTTAAGTTAAAACAAATTGTTGATAGTCAAGAGTTTAAAGAAATATTAGATTTACCTGCTGAGGAAGGATCATCTCAAACACTTAGAGATGTACTTTCTACGTACGAACAAGAAATGCAAATTAATAATGCAGTTGTTCAACAAGCAGAAGCTGATGCACCTAAGTCAGGATATGATACAACAAATTTATTTACATTACAAGTAGATGACAAAGGTAAACCAGAACTTGTTACTACTGATATTAATGACTTAGATGCAAGTCAAGCCGGACTACTAGCTGATAGGGTTAATCAAACTCCCGAAAGACTTGGATATGATGGTTACTTACTTGGAGATGGTATTGCTCCTAACGGTGAAGCATTTGGTCACGGTATCGGGTTTCCAACAACTAGTATTAAAGGTGATTACTTTTTACGAACAGACTTTTTACCTAATAGATTATTTAGATATGATGCAAAAAGGTGGGTTAAAATGGAAGACGCAGTACGTATGACAATGACTAATACTGATACAAAAAATACACTTAAAACTGGATTTGTTAATAATACTAAAACTGCAACCATTGGCACTGAAACTGTTACAGAACGTCAACCTCTATCCAAAGCACTTAAACCTAAGGCAGATAATTAATGCAACATTTTTATGATGGACAGATAAGACGTTACATTACCCAACTTACAAGATTGTTTAGTAACTTTTCTTATAAAGATGGTAAAGGTAACTTAACACAAATACCTGTGATGTATGGCGATATCACACGTCAAGTTGGTCATATTATACGTGATAACAGCGAAAATAAAATACCTAGTGCTCCAAGAATAAGTGTTTACATAACTACATTAGAAATGGATCGTGCAAGATCATTTGATTCATCTTTTGTAGGCAAAATTCATCTGCGTGAAAGAGCGTATGACGCGACTGGTCAAGAATATTTAAATACACAAGGGCAAAATTATACTGTAGAAAGATTAGCACCAACGCCATTTATGTTAGGTATAAATTGCGATATTTGGTCAACTAATACAGAACAAAAATTACAAATAATAGAACAGATATTAACATTGTTTAATCCTAGTTTAGAAATACAAACAACTGATAACTATGTTGATTGGACAAGTTTAAGCGTAGTAAATTTAGATAACATTCAATTTTCTACTAGAAGTATTCCTATAGGTACAGAGTCTGAAATTGATGTAGGTCAACTAGGGTTCACTACTCCAATTTGGTTATCACCTCCAGCTAAAGTTAAAAAGTTAGGTGTTATAACAAGTGTTGTAATGAGTATTTTTGATGAAACTAAAGGCACTATTGACTTAGGCCAAACACTTCCTGAACTCAAAGCATTTGATGATAGTCCTGAACAAGATGTTAAAGGAGACGATCCGTCATTGCATGATAAATCTAAAGCAAGTGTTACTACTAGAGCAGGAGCAGATGCATTACAAGTTGTTTCTGCGTCAGGCTATGACATTATTGTAACTAATAATGTAGTTGTACTAGGTAAAGGCGGCATTGCTGGAGAAATTAATTGGCGTACAGTTTTAGAAACCGAACTTGGTGAGTATATAGCAGGACTAAGCAAAATTTATTTGAATAGATTAGATGTTGGAAACGTTATTGGTACGTTTGCATTAAATTCATTAGACGAAACTCAAATAATTGTAAACTGGGACGTTGATACTATTCCTACAAATTCAATATTTGATGGCCCTGCAGTTACTAAAGGTACAATTGATTATATTATCGACCCAACAAGAACTAACCCAACAAATCTTAAAGTTGGTGGTACTAGGATCTTATTGTTAGACGACATTGGTGCAACAACTAATGCTGATGGTCCAGATGCTTGGAAGAGCATAAGTGGGGCAGACTTTATTGCAAAAGCAAATGACATTGTTGAATGGGACGGAAATACTTGGACTATAGTATTTGATTCTAATAACAATGATGGGTCAGACTCTACAGTAGATATCAAGTACACAACCAACCTTAATACCGGTATCCAATATAGATGGGACGGGACAGAATGGACATTAAGCTTCGAAGGTACATACCGAATCGGCACCTGGCGTCTAGCTCTATAGCATAATTATTAGTATGGCTGATATTATCTGTAGTGGTGCTCTCTTCTATACTTTAAATACCAATAGGTTTTTATTTTTACATAGAGCACAAAGTAAACAAAAGAATGTTTGGGGACTTGTTGGTGGTACTAACGAGACCGAAGAAATTCCATTTCAAGCACTACAAAGAGAAATACAAGAAGAAGTAGGAGAAACTCCTACTATAATAAAATCTATTCCTTTAGAAACTTTTGTTAGTAGTGACGAAAAGTTTAAATTCCATACATACCTATGTGTTATAAAAGAAGAATTCATACCAACATTAAATAAAGAACATAACGGATATGCCTGGGTAGGATTTAATAATTGGCCTAAACCATTACATCAAGGCTTACGAAATACTTTACAGAATAAATCAAATTTAACAAAACTAGAAACAGTTTTTAAACTTGTATCATTAATGGAACAAGAATGATAAAAGTGTATGGTGATATAATGCTAGACCGTTGGATTAGCGGTAACGCTGATAGAGTTTCTCCTGAAGCTGATGTTTTAATTTTAAACGAACACCATCAAACATTTAATTTAGGTGGAGCGGCCAATTTAGCAATTAATTTAAAAAATATAGATGTTGATACAGAATTATACGGAGTAGTAGGGACAGATACACAAGGAATTCATATACTTCACTTATTAGGAAAGACTGATGTAGTTAGTAATTTATCTAGTCTAGATAAACCATATAGAACAACTATTAAAACAAGACTTGTAGGAGCTTCAGGACAACATCTTTTACGTTGGGATAGAGAAACAAAATATACTGGTAAAGAAGCATTAAAAAGATTATCAGAAGATATGTCTGATAACGATATTGTTATTATTAGTGATTATAATAAAGGAACTGTTACTGAAGAAACTGTTGAAGAATTATTAAGTATAGCAGATGTAAAACTGTTTATTGATCCTAAACAATCAGCACACTTTTATGATAATGCATTTTTAGTTAAACCTAATATGAAAGAATATGAAGAGTGGAATGGCAAATATAATAAAACACATGCATTAGAATTTATGCAAGATCATAATTGGAGTTGGTTAATTGTAACCGACGGTGCAAACGGAATGCACGTTTTAAATACGTCGGGTGAATATCATTATTTTAAAGAAGATACAAAAGAAGTAGCTGATGTTACAGGTGCCGGAGATACTGTACTAGCTGTTATTGTACATGGATATAATAACGGTTTAACAATACCACATGCATGTGAAATAGCCAATTATGCCGCAACTAGAACAGTAGAAAAACGGGGAGTTGTTCCAGTAACTCTAGATGATTTGAATAGAGGAGTTGTATGGACAAATGGTGTGTTTGATATACTACATAGTGGTCATTTAAAGCTACTTAGACACGCACACACGTTAGGGAAACGCCTTGTGGTGGGCATTAATAGTGACGCAAGTGTTAAGCGTCTTAAAGGCGAAACTAGACCCATTAACAGTGAAATAAAAAGAAAAGAAACGTTACAAGACTTGGGATTTATAGACGAAGTTATCATATTTAATGATGATACTCCGTTAGCAACTATCCAAAATATTAAACCTGATATCATTGTAAAAGGCGGAGATTATACTGTCGAAACAACCGTAGGAAATGATATAGCAAAGGTAGTTATATTTCCTAGAGTAGATGGACATTCAACAACGGAGTTAATAAAGAAAATTTCTAACCAAGGATAATATATGAATCTGTTTCAAGATGGAGAATTTATAGGTCATGCAGGACTTACCCTATCATGGAAAATAGAATGTGATGCAATAGCAGATGAAGAATGGCGGTGTTTAGCAAAAATGATTATGGACTATCAAACAAAACCTTTTAGTAAAGCAGAAGGTATTCCTAGAGGTGGAGTTGCATTAGGTGACGCACTAAATGAATATGCTACAGGTGACCCAGATCATCCTGTGCTTATAGCAGACGATGTGTATACAACAGGTACAAGTTTTAAGGATTATAAAAAAACATTTTACCCAGATGAGTTTATATATCAATGGTGTGTGTTTGCAAGATGCAATCCTACAAACGGAGTTAGAGCACTATTTACAATGCCGGAGAAGTTATGAAAATTTTAATTACAGGTAGTAATGGATTTATAGGTAAAAATTTAGGTCCATATCTTGTTCATAAAGGACATGATGTAGAGGGATATGATTATATTGACGGAAGATTTCCTGACCCAAAAGAATATGATAGAGTAATTCATTTAGGTGCAATTAGTGATACAACTGAAACAGATGTTGATAAAATTTTAAAACAAAATTACGAGTTTAGTATTAAAATGTTAGAGTTATGTGATACATACGGAGTAACTTTTATGTATGCTTCAAGTGCCAGTGTATATGGCACTAATACAGAATTTAAAGAAAATTCGCCCGTAAATCCGCAATCACCATATGCCTGGAGCAAATACCTATTTGATAGGTTTGTTAAGTCAGTTGATGAGTATCAAGTTAATGTTCAAGGCTTTAGATTTTTTAATGTATATGGTCCCGGAGAAGAAGATAAAGGTGATCAAAAAAGTGTATTTCATAAGTTTAAAGAACAAGCAATTGCAACTGGAACTGTAAATGTTTTTGAAAACAGTGATAATATTCATAGAGATTTTATTCATGTAGCTGATGTATGTCAAATTTTAGAAAAGTTTTTAACTGTTGATGCAACAGATATTTGGAATATTGGTACAGGACAAACTAGAACTTTCTTAGAAATAGCAGAATTAGTAGCTAAAAAATGGGGAGCTAAAGTTAATACAATACCTATGCCAGAAAACTTAGTAAAACAATACCAATATTATACAAAAGCAAATATAGAAAAGTTAAGTAATACTATTGGAGAGTATAAATTTAAACCAGTAGAGGATTTTATCGTATGACACAATTAAACGGGACAGTAGAAAAAGGATGGGGCTACGAAGTTATTTGGGCAACTAATGACAAGTATTGTGGTAAAATTTTAGTGTTTAATAAAAAGGGTGCTAAATTTTCTATGCATTTTCATAAAGATAAAGACGAAACTTGGTTTGTAAATAACGGCAAGTTTATGTTAAATTACATTGATACTAATACTGCTCAACTATACCAAAAAGAATTAAAAGAAGGCGACACTTGGCATAACCCTCCTTTACAACCCCATCAATTAGTAGCATTAGAAGATGGCAGTAGCATAACTGAAGTAAGTACACCTGATTCAGTGGAAGATAATTATCGACTTATGCCTGGAGATAGTCAGCCAATAGATAATAAAGATGCTATACAAAAATAATCATGCATATAGAAAAGATATTTCCAGTTGGTGTGTTAGTACACGACATTGATCCTAAGTTAGCAGATCATATAGAGAATGTAGTAGTAAAGAAACTTAAAGACCTTCCTCGCCCTGATGCTAATGCTCCTCATGCCACAGATTACTTTGAACCAAACAAAATTATAGACTTACATGTTCATGATCTAAATGACTTATACAGAGAAATATGTAAGGGGATTGGTATGTATCAATCAGCATCTAACATGCGATCAGTACAAACAAAAAGTTCTGGAACAAATCTGCCAGATATTCATGCATTATCTTGGTGGACCCAAGATTATATAGAAGGTGATGTTCATCATGAACATGATCATGGTGTAGGAAGTATCTCAGGAATATATTGGGTTAGAGCAAATGAAAGTGCTGGCGGGTTACAATTTAGAAATCCAAATCCTTTAGTACAATATCAATCACAACATGATACTGATGCAGAGTTTTCTTGGCAGGAATATGTATACCAACCTGTTAAAGGAAGAATGTTAATGTATCCGTCTTATTTAAAACATGAAGTATTAAAAAGTGGAAAAAATACAATCCGTACAACGATTGCGTTTAATACTTAGGCTTGCGCCTCACCCCACCTTAGAATAATATTTGCGTCAACTGCCGCTCCAGATGTTTTATAAACATTAATTGCTAATACATCAGGACCGTTTGGATAAGTTCCTCGTCCACCTAATGTAGTATTTGTTAACTCTTTCAACCCTGTTAAGTCTAAGTTTGCAAGACTACCTGGGTTTGCAATGAATGAAAATACAGTTTCGCCTGGCTGTGCATACGGTGGTTGTCCAAATAAGAAACCTACAGTTCCACCTGCCGTCACAGTTGCTAGTGACGTTTGTGAAAATGTAATTTTATAATACTCTACTCCACCAAACGTTAATGGTCCTTGAACATTTGATACCGCTGTTCCTGCCGGAAATTTAGTATCACTTACTTCTGTACCAGCAACTGCGTTAGTTGATTCCCAACTTGTTTTTGTAAAGTACAAGTAGTTAGTATTTGTTAATTCACCACCAACACCAAATGTAACTGATTCTCCAGCATTAATGTAGCCGGTGTTTCTATTACTCGTACGTACTCTAATATAGTAACCCCCATTATAAATCTGAGATACAACTGTTCCTGCTGGAAAGTCTGAAGCTCCTGATGCCGGGCTACTAGTGGCTATAATTTCTGTACCATTAACAACAGTATTATTTAAAAGCTCCCATGAAGCAGGAGTAAAGTAATGATAATAATTACCTGTGTTTCTGTTATATAATTCAATAGCTGAGTCTGTCATCTGCACCGTTGTAGTTGCATTTCTAACAACCTGT